GCACAAAGTCCCTCCCAAACGTCCGGATGACCTGGTTCAAAAGATTGACCGGCTCATGCAAATGTTCGAGGAGCAGCGTGAAATCAAAACAGGACAAAAAAATGAGGAAATTGTGTTGTACTGTTTTCTAGGGGTGTTTACGATTTATGTATTGGACTCGTTTGTCTCCATCGGTCGTTATACACGATAAATATTTCTTATTTCTTTTGAAAGACGAGAACCTGTAAAGGAACCAAGCTACCAGCATACTGATTCATTTGTTTCAGGTCATATCGTTTCGCAAAAGCGGCGATTTCATTCGTGGTGTAAGGATACAAGGTTTGTTTATTGGTGCGTGTTTTGGACGACGCATTCGTAAAGGTTTCAATCCACTCGTTTCCTTTGAACTCGCTCTTGTATTGAAATGTTCCCGGTGTATCGGTGAGCAACGCCGTCGGAAACTGAGACAAATCTATACGGGTTAACACCAAATAGCCATAATGAACCAGCCAATCACTGATGTTTCGCATGAAGACATCCAAGTCTGCTACACGATGTAGCTCCAGGAATGGGCAAAAGACTGCCGTAAATCGATGTGGAGAAAACAGCGTGTTTTGCGCGTAAGTCCCCTGCATAAACGTAGCCGAAGGATATTTATAACGAGACATTTTTACCATGGCACTAGACCCATCCAGTCCAACCGTATTGCCCATGTCGTTCAATAATTGCACACCATGTCCATTTCTTGAACCTATCCATAACATGCTACTGCCCTGTGTCAACAAAGGCATTACTTTTAAAATCATCTCTTCGTATAAAGGTATGGTATTGAAGATTTCATCAAAATGATAACTATAAAAGGAGTCAAATACAGCGTCATTGTAATAAGGTCCCATCTCGAACCCTTCGACTCGTTGTTGTAAATAGAGGTAACTTAACAACAGAAGAACCAATAAGAAAAAGAGTATCATTTTGTATAATCGGTTATTTTTTTTTGTGTAGAACACTATAAATGAAATCAAGTTCGGAGTTGTCCAATTCTTTTGACATAGAAGATGTTCGACACCAATTTCGAAATACCTTTTCCAACTACCCCAAGTCCAAGGTTCTCAAAGACCTTGAAAATGCCATTTACTATCAGAAAACAGAAGAGGCCTTTTTCTGGACCGGTGACTTGTTGTGTAGTGGATTTGTGCTCGAGTTGTGGAACCTTTACGTTCATGTCTTATGTAAATATATCCATATCCAACATCCAAAACTACCTCTTTATGTCTACAAGAAATTTGTAGAATTCAAAGAGATGGTTCAGGCATGCCCGAATGACTTGGAACTTCGTAACATGGACTCTGTCAAAACGTTGCTATTTAGTTTGACCCTGATTTTATCCGAGACGAAGAAACAGACGCTCTTAGACCCCATGACCTTCAAGTTCAAGTTTGAAGAAGTCTTTACTGATTTACGTGCACCCAATCTAGAGTATGTGGTGCCCTTTTTCCGCGAGGGCGACCCCAAAGAGATATTCATCCCTCTGAATGAATTCGTCTATCACTTGACCGAGACAAAAAACAAGACCAAGTTGTTTTATTGGATGGATTGGATACTTTGTTATGATGATAAATGCATCAAAGAAAAGAAACCCATTTATTCTGTGGAAAGAGAAGGGATACCTCATTTCTATCGAAACATTGTATGGGTCTTGTTTGAAATCCTCCTGTCTCATTCGGACCCTCTACGTAAGCGGTCTGTAGAGGCTTTGATGGGACTCTTTGCCATACGTTATCGACCTTCTCACAACAAAAAGAAACGAGAGATATTAACCTTCTGTATTGTATTGTTTATGGAAGAAACGCTGCCTTATCATCTGCCGCTTGTGGAACGAAGCGACATTTTTGCCCCCTTACAAAAGAACATTGCCCTGATTTTCAGGGAACTTAAAAAGAATGAAGTTCATGTCCTTGTGTAAGTATTTTATATTTTTATACTCTATCATTATAATGCCCAAGAATGACCTTCAAACCATGTATTCGAATATGTATGGGGAAGGAAAGAATTTCCAGACGTCGAAACCTTCTATCACCATGACCCGTCTTATGGCCAAAAAAGGCAAAGAAGCTAAAGAAATACAGGATACAAACACAAACACAGTGAATTCAGATGCACCGGTCTATGACATGGACATCAAGCCTCCCTCTTTTACCATGTGGGGTATTGTGGCGTTCAGTTTAATTCTGGCCATCCTGTCTATCGCCTATTATTTTAGAGATGTTCTCCTTTCGTATTATCATACCTTGGTGGACGGGGTAAAAGAGATAAACCCTATACAAACCCTAGAGAAGACCTTGTCTGAGGAAAAAGCGCCCGTGCCGGCTCCCAATCCAAACTTGACCGCTGCGACGATACAGAGCGAGGAAAAAGAAGCGGAAGAAAAGAAAAAGAAACAGGAGAATGGTGCGATTGGACAGTTGCAGAATAAAATAGATACTTCTCTCTATCGGAAAGAGCAACTGGTAAAAAAGGATGGGTTTTGTTACATTGGTTTCGAAAAAGGACATCGGGTGTGTACCGATGTCTTTCAAGGAGATGTCTGTATGAGCGGGGAAATATTCCCTACCATGGATGTGTGTCTCGTTCCAAGCTTGCGACCGTAAAGCATGCGATAAGTATTTTAAACAGGTTAAATCGAAGGATAATAAGGGACATTTTTGTTCAGGTAATATCCACTAAACTTTACGTCCGTCACTCCGCTGTTCGAAGGCGGATAGATAAGGGTCGGACAATTGTTAGTGGTGTCTACGTTTCTCATTCTCTTTCGAAACTGCATTTTACTAAAAAGGGTCTTTTGACTGTCGTTTGTATTGTTCCCGTTGTATTGAAGCACCTCGGCCTTTCGACGCATCGCGAGGTCTTCATACGTCAACGTATTGACAAAGATGTTATTGTTGATTCTAGTTCGCCCACCGAGTTCTGTCGTGGGGATGTTTATACCGTCTTTACCTTGGCGCAGGTCCACAAGAGGTTGTAGATACTCAGGAATCACGCCGCCCACCGCACAATCTCTTGTCACGACTGTCATGTTTAACTGAGGAAGTGCCATTAGAATAGAATAATATTAATATTCATATTAAGCGTCGGGGTTTGGAATAATGCCCATGGTCTCGACCCCAGGTTTCTTCTCCAGAAGAATGTCCTCGCCTTCAAAGAGCTCCTTCTGGATATCCTCCAAGGTCGCGTTCACACCCAGGTTCTTCTCCTGGGTATTCATGTTTTGAATCGAGACCAAGTCACCCTTCTCATTGATGGTCTGAGTCAGGCGGTTGTTGGTTTCCTTGGCTTTTTCAATGTTGGCCTGAATCGCGTTAATCTTAGACTGCTTAACTCGTTTGTCAAACTCGGACTTGGCTGTATCCTCATTCTTCTTCTTCTCGTGCATCAACTCATTCAATTCTTTCTCTAGGTATTGAACGTTACCCGTCTTGTAAGCATCTGGATGGAACGGTATCCAAAGACCGACTGGACCCACGTAAACATCATGATGCGGGTCTGCCTCTCGAATCATTCGACATCTCAGCTCCGCCTCTTGCTGTGTAGGAAAAACACCTCGAATCTTCAGGCCTCGAACGGATGTCTGAAAAGAGTTCTCCTTGTGGTAGGCCTCTTCCAGCTCGCGCTCATTCTTGTCGACAAACCCCTTGTAGTCCGAGTTTAAGTCGACGCTAAGGGTCTGCTTCTCGCTTTCCAAGAATGACGCAAACTCGGCCGTCAGTTCTTCGACATTCAAGTTGTATTTGTAAGAAATGAAATGAATAAACTGAGAGAACTTCTCCATGGACTTTAAAAAATCGTAATGCTTGAGGTAATTCTCGAAAAAGAACAGCTCACGCTTTTTTATCTCATGCTCAGGTGAGATAAAGGACATACAGGCAAACTTCTGCTCTGCGATAGGCTTGTCCTCATCCAATAAATCGATCAACTGCTTTTTACTCATCTTATATCTTAAAGGACAAGTTATTTATATATTTTTTTCTGTTGATTATATTATAATGTATATAGATTTCCGTGAAGTCTTGAAAAAGGTCATTAAATACATCGTGGAAGGTTTGATGGTCGCCATTGCATGCTTTGCTATCCCCAAAAAGTCACTGGACATTGAAGAGATTGCGATTCTGGCATTGGTCGCGGCCGCTACGTTTAGTATTCTAGATACCTACATTCCTACGATGGGAGAGAGTGCCCGAACCGGCGCAGGGTTCGGTATCGGCGCCAATCTGGTCCATTTCCCCGGAGGGTTTTAATTATAGTGTAGGAATAAACTCCCAATTTAAATCGTTGCATATCTGTTTCCAGATTTCGTCTTGCTCGAGTTTCTTCTGGTCCTTTAACATCGGATAAAACTCGAGGTATTGGGTCTCTCCCAATAATTCACATAGCTTGTAAAGTGTATAGTAATAATTGAGAAAGTTGACACGATAATTTGGACAGTGTTTCGAATACGGAACCTGTATATCCATAAAGAGATTACACAACGTGTCTTCTAGTTTCGGACTCATGACAGGCGGCTTTATACCGAGCTTGTCTTTGATAAAAGGAATGTGCTCGTAGTATTTGTTGTAACCCAACTTCTTGAGGATTTCTTTCATCTTTTTATTACTCAAATCATTGCGAGTAAGACGTTCCTTCTTTACCTGTCTCTGTATGGTCTCGATGGTTTCATCGGGGATATCGGTAGACTCCTTTGCCTGAAATTGAGACAAAATTTCACGAAAATGATTAATACGCTTGTAGGCATAAAAGGAGACTTCTTTAGGAGGTTCCTTGTAAGACGGTTTATCATTTTCGACCAAGAATTTTTGAGTAGAATAACACTTGTTACAAATCATAATGCCCTCTTGAGATACCTTGATGAGCTCTCCCTTGTTACATGTTTCACAAATGGTTTTGTTGTAGAGATACTGGTTTAGGTCGCTTTCTGGAAAGTTATTTCTCTCTAGGTAGGCTTGAATGGATTGCACCACGTCTGCCTGCTTGATGGAGTGGTCCTCCTTTAGGTTAAAAAAATGGTTCATGTTTTTTTTTGGATTGATGTTTTTGTCAATCTCCTGCTTGGATTCAAAGTAGGTAAATAAATCTTTCGAGTTCTCTAAGAAATAATTGGTCTTCTGTTGTTTCATATGTTTGATTTGACCTTTGATTTTTTCGGAGCTTTTTCTATTTTCCTCGGTCGAGCTCTCTTCTAGCTCCTTCATCTTGGCGGTTAATTTAGGAATAACTTCGTTCTCCAGGGTTCCAAAATGGCGTATTTGTTTTAAATAGAGAGCATCTATTGTATCATCCTTTTTATGATTCATAATTAAATAGACTATACCGATAAATCTTTATATAAAAGATAATTTAGTAATTTTTTTTTTCTTTTGCTAGTTTATAACATGGGTGGTGGATTAATGCAACTGGTAGCCTACGGCGCACAAGATGTTTACTTAACCGGTAATCCTCAGATTACTTACTGGAAGGTCACTTACAGACGCCACACCAACTTCGCGATGGAGTCGATTGAGCAGACCTTTAACGGTCAGAGCGATTTCGGCCGTCGTGTGACATGCACCATTTCCCGTAACGGAGACCTTGCTTACCGCACGTATCTCCAGGTTACTCTCCCAGAGATTAACCAGGGGCACGCCAAGTATGCTCGGTGGCTGGATTTCCCTGGCCACCAGCTCATTGACGACGTGGAGGTCGAGATTGGTGGTCAGCGCATCGACAAGCAGTATGGTGACTGGATGCACATCTGGTCGCAGCTGACCATGGATGTGAACCAGGAGCGCGGTTACAACAAGATGGTGGGCAACACGACCCAGCTCACCTTCCTCACGGACCCTTCCTACGCCGCTGTGGATGGACCTTGTGCCTCGTCTGCGCCTCGCCAGGTGTGCGCTCCTCGTAACGCGCTCCCTGAGACCACCCTCTACATTCCTCTCCAGTTCTGGTTCTGCAACAACCCCGGTCTTGCTCTCCCTCTCATTGCTCTCCAGTATCACGAGGTGAAGATTAACATCAACATCCGGTCGATTGATGAGTGCCTCTGGGCGGTGAAGTCTCTCAACAGCACCTCGGCGGACGAGAAGTCTTCCGATGCCTACAACCAGTCCCTCGTGTCTGCCTCGCTCTACGTCGACTACATCTACCTCGACACAGACGAGCGCCGGCGCATGGCCCAGAACCCCCACGAGTACCTCATTGAGCAGCTCCAGTTCACGGGTTCCGAGTCGGTGGGTTCGTCCTCGAACAAGATTCGCCTCAGCTTCAACCACCCCTGCAAGGAGCTTGTTTGGGTGGTGCAGCCTGATGCCAACGTCGACTACTGCTCCTCGTTCAGCGGTGGCCACGTGCTCTACAACACCTTCGGTGCTCAGCCATTCAACTACACTGATGCCATCGATGCCCTCCCCAACACCATCAAGGCGTTTGGCAGCGATGTGGGTGTCAGTGGTGCCAATCAGTTCATCAACGCGTCGGGTCTGTTCGAGAGTGCGGGTGCTCATGGTCTTACCTCGACCTCTGCTCTCCCCGGACAAAGCTTCGTGTGGGAGGGCAACGATGCTGGTCTCCAGTCCGCCGTCTCGGATGCTGGCACCTTCGTGCTCGCGGAGACCTCCCTTGGCCTCCACTGCTGGGGCGAGAACCCAGTGGTCACTGCCAAGCTCCAGCTCAACGGCCAGGACCGCTTCTCGGAGCGTGAGGGAACTTACTTCGACCAGGTGCAGCCTTGGCAGCATCACACCCGTGCTCCTGACACGGGTATTAACGTGTATTCATTCGCGCTCCAGCCGGAGCAGCACCAGCCATCGGGCACCTGCAACTTCTCCCGTATTGATAACGCCACCCTCCAGCTCGTTCTCTCGAACGCGACGGTCGCAAGTGTCAACACGGCCAAGGTTCGGGTGTACGCTAGAAACTACAATGTGCTCAGAGTTATGAGTGGTATGGGTGGTTTAGCATATTCAAATTAGTCAGGTATGGGTGGACTAGCATATGTAAATATTAAAAATAATAATAAACTTATATAAACCATTCTTTTTGTAAGAATAACACATGATTTATTCCTACATACCATTACGTTTTAATGTAAGTTCTTTTGCTTTATCTTTAATATATTCCTCACTTCCGTAACGGTCACACAATGCCTTACGATTTGTTTCAGATCGAACCGATCCTCGTTGTTGTTTCTCTTCGGAAGTAATCTTGTTTCCATTCACAATGGGTCGTTTTTCTTCCTCTTCCAAAGAAGGTGCAACAGGATGATCTTGTTGATAGTTACAAATCAAACATAATTTTTCTATAAAATGTTCGTATTCATAATCTCTTTTTGTATAATTACAAATTCCGCAACAGGACCTTATATTGTCAATTGTATAACCTTTTGTGTTATCGAAACGATCTATTCCATTTATATGAGTTTGTGATACTTCCTTTCCACAAAGATAACATGGCAATTGAGTGTAATGATTGAAAATATCTTGTGAAATCTCAAATGCCAATCCCTTCTTATGTGCGCGATCTTTATATCTAGAGTATTTACAACCATGTATATCCAAGAATTCAGAAGGATAAAGCGTCCCCTCAATGATCTTTAGGTTGGTAAGGATATGTTCTGCACGATGTACAAATACATTCGGTCCCGAAGATCCTTTCATCATATTGCACATTTCACAACAGCTCACACAATTGGACTGAATATAAGGTTCGGAAGAGTTCAGTCGGTCTATACCGTTGAACTCTTTCTCTTGGATGATGCCACAATACCTACATGGCAGTGAAACCATTTTTTCGAACTCTTCCAGAGAAAACTGAAAGTCAAGGTTCTTATCTAAAGCAGAGAGTTGATATGTTTTATAATGACCAGTAATGCTATTCTTTTTATTCAAATTAGTTTGTTTCACTTTCTCTGGATTGGCTTCTCGCCATTTCTTCGATTGTTCTGCATTCTTTTTGAGAAATTCATCCAAGTCTTTCTGAATTTTACGTTTGCGATGTTCCAACCAATAGGTAGAACATTTTTCAAAATTAGCATCCTTCCATTCCTGTTTCACTGCCTTGCGTTCAGGTTTTGCACTATTCATGCGAGCCAACTCACGAGTATGATCCATGTCACGCTTGGCGTCGGCGCGCTTATTGTCCTCACGACAAGTCAAACACGTCTTTGTTTCACCTAACTTACTCACAAACTGATCCAACGGATAAATTTGTGAACAAGTGTTACACTGTTTTGTTCCTTCTTCAACTTCTTCTTTCGTCGTACGACGAGCCTTCTCCCGGATACGTTCTTTTTGCAGACAAGGTTCACACTTGCTCTTGGTGTACGACAGATCATTAACCACGCGACAACCTCGTATCACATTCGAGCAGACACGCTCTCCTCTTTTCTCTCCCTCCTCCTTGAGAAAGTAAATCTTGTGCTTCTTGCAGTAAGCGTTTTCCGTTTTGGGCTCTTTGCATCCTTCTTTGATACAGCTCATTTTTCACCTAGAATGAACTCTATCGACTTCTCTTCAATTTTTATGATTTGATCAAAGGATTGAAATAAGACAGTTCTCCCTTGTTGTACAACATCAGTTTGATATCTTCCTTGATCTGGTTGAGACACTCATCATCATCTTTGTTGTTCAAGTACTTGATGAATTTTTCCTTCAAGATCGGATCTGGATTACTGTCCAGCCACTCCTCCAGCATCATTTCCTTTTCTTCGTACAAACGGTCCAACTCAGCCTTCTTGTTGGCCAGGTTCCAGTTGTTTCCATCATAGATCATGATATACTTGTCTTTCATGTTGGA